CCAGAGGTGTATGCAGTAGTTGCAGCGTTAAAAGTAGCACTGTTGGTGTACAGAGCTAATTTAAACTGATTACTCGCTGCTGTAAAATTGTGAACACCCTTCATCAGTTCTACTTTGAACGAGGTGCATAGAAAGTTGCCGTTAAAAGCCATTTACATTTTCCTTATATATTCGGCCAACTTTAGCTGACCAGCATCTTTTATTGCATTATATACTGTAGTTCTGTCGCTTTGAATAGCCTGTTTCATATAGATAGCCACAAGCTTCTCTACATCGTCTCGATATGCAAGCGCTTGATCCCGTATTTCAGGGGGCGCGGTTTCGGAAATACTTACAATTTTATTTACGCAACGCTTTGCAGTCTCTTCAGGAGTAAAACCACGGTTGTCTGTAGTTTCCACTCCCACCTTAAAATCATTAGACATTTCAACGCCAAAAGACATTTCGTTCATTGTTTTTGCCTCACCACTGGTCCGGTTCTGTACTCATCTGTAACTTCTTTGCTCTCGCCAAGTAGCTTGAGACCCATAATAGCCTCAACAAAACGCTTTTCGTACAAGACCTGCATGTCCTGTTCACCCTTCATATACACATACGCTTCCATCAAGCTTCCGTACAAAATTGCTAAATCTGCATTTTCACTGATCCACGTTGTAGTAATGTCAGGCACTATCTTTTCGGAAGTTGTTCCGCTGGGAACGTTGTTAACTACCGCAACAGCGCCGCTGGTGTTTCCAACCAAAGCTGTTCCAGAAGCGGCCGTTCCTCTAGGGTAAGCATCCGTCAAACCCGCAGGAAAGTTAGCGGTTAAGGTTGTGTTACCCGTTCCGGTGGTCCCGGTAACGATAAAAGAAGAGTTTTCAGTAGAAGAAGTTGCCCCCGCAGGAGTTGCAATTATTGTTTCTCCCGGAGAAAAAACAGTTCCACCAGTATAAGCCACCGAAAACGTAGTCTGACTTTTGGTCAAGCTGGTTGGACGGTAGAAATAATGTATTTCAGCCGCATAGCCACTGTCCGGAGTGGGGCTTAGAATCAAATTGTTAAGGTCATACTGAGCATAGTAACGAGGAGGGCCCGTTACTGTAGCATCTGGGTTAAAAGACTGCACAAAGTTAGAGTCTTTGAAGTCTAAGAACACAACGTTGCCAGAACTGTTGGTGAAAGACAAAGCAAACGGCGCTAAGAAGTCGCTTGGAACCCCTAAGAACTTATTGGAAGCAGACATTGCGCCAGCGTCGTTCTTTTGGAACAAGCTTAGTTGAACGTTCTTTAAGATACGCTCTTCTGTGTTTTTAATGAAAACAGGAAGATTACTTACAAACGTTGTTTCATCGTTTTCCGTGTAATCCAGTATGGCCTGTTTTAATGTAGTATAAGTATAGCTCATGATGTAACCACCGTAACAACTCCTGCAAAACCAAACGCCCGTGTTGGTCTGGGCTGCGGTGCTTCTACTAAGGGAATCCCGACATAAACGTCTAAGACCTCTTTTTTATCTGGACGGGCATTTTTAAGGGCTTGGGGATCTGTGGCTTTGCGAAAAGGCCCTAGTTGAGGTTGTTTAGCTTCAAACTCATCCCTGCCAACAAGCAGACCGTTCCACTCTTCGCGCATGTCTTTATAACGATACCGGAAACCGGATCGGTCAGAAATTGCAAAAGCGTTTTTGCCTATTGCAAACTTACCCATCAGCCTACCCTATAATAATCGTACTTCGGAACAACGTTAAACGATGCCCGGTCACGATCTTCAGTCATAGCGCGTTCAAACTCTTCTTCATACATAGCTTTTAACATCTGAACACGATTAGGAGCCCGCTTTACCGAAATATAATAAGCCAACCCTGCGGCCAAACATGGATAAAACCTAAACGGCATGTCCATATTGTTTATAAAGGTATCAGCATCGTCCATGCGTGTAAGAGCATTGTAAAAAATAACATCAGTGTCGTTTTCTGGAGTAGGCCAAATCCTTAAAATCGGCGTAACCTGACGATCTAAAAAGAATTGGTTAGGCCGAGACTGAGTGGTCTTGTTAGGAATATTAATATAGTCATCTCTACTTAACCTAGACAAAGCAAAGTCTGTCCCGTCCCGCCGAACTACCACAGACAAAATATCTATATTGCTTCTTACGTTAAAAAAATCTACCGCAGAAGTTACAGTTGTACTAGCACCACTTGTTTCACCTACAATAGTTTCACCCGCAACAAATGTCCCTGAAGGTATAGTTATAGCAAAAACAGTAGCAGAAGTAGCACTTGTTAGTGAAGCAGTAGCACCACTTGTTACACCTGTAATATTTTCACCCAATCTAAAAGCGTTAACAGTCCCTACTGTCATATTTAATATTCCGGCAGGATAATCAGCAATACCTGTAACTAACGGCAAAGATACCTGCTTAATAGTCCACTGATTTAAACCCCGGTTAGCCCATTCGGCAAGCATCAGGTTTAAAGATCGTTTGGCGGATTTAAGGTCGTAACCCGTTCTAACCTCTAAGCCACACCGCTCAAAAGCTTCTTCAATATAATCAGCTACATCAAGATCAAAATCTACGCTATTAGAAACCGCCATCTCATTCCTCGCTGTAAATATTGTCAAATATTTGGGTTACATCTAATGTATAGTCTAAATCAGATTTAGAATAATGTACATGCTGCGAAGGTTTGAAGTCTGGAGCGCCTTCTCCGGTTTCAAACCACGCAGGGTGAGTTACCCGCACACGATTGTTAGGTAACGCTACAATGTTTCCGGTCCACTCATCAGCATCTAATAGCTGCATAACATGAGCTTGTTTGTGTTGAGCCGGATCATCTGCAACGTCGGTATCTGTGTAATCAACGGTAAACATATATTTAGCAGGGAAAAACCTGCCATCTATCTTCGCCATCCAAGGACAAGGAGTAGCCCTGTCTAAGGTATATACAGCGTGTGTATGTGAAGGGCAGTCCCAAGGTTGTGCCTCGTGTACAGCCATAGGCTTGGGCCAATCTTCTAAAGGCTCATCTGCAACCAAGGCAGTTATAGGCATACGAGCCCACATTGCACCGCCATGAACATTAGCATCGCCGTCCTCATCAGCTTCGCAACCCGTAAAGATTACTTGAAAGCTTAAACAACGGTTGGGCATTGTTGTTACGGCAATGACCATAGCGTGAAGGAACTCGCCGTGATAACGCTCATGATTGACCGTATACTCACGACGAACCCAACACTTAAAGTGAGGTATGTTACTTTGCAAAAAAGGCATTTATTTATTTTTTCTTAGCCGCGCCGCCGCGCTTCATTTTAGCCGCGCCGCCTTTAGCAAAGCCTTTTTTCTTCATCATAGCGCCGCCTTTAGCGTAACCTTTTTTCTTCATCATAGCGCCGCCAGCGCGTTTCTTCATAACACCACCCGCGGCTTTCTTTGCAACAACTGGTTTTTTCTTTGTGGCTCCACCTTTAGCGTAACCTTTTTTCATCATTTTCTTCATGATACAGATCCTTTTGTTTTTTTACGTTTACGTCCTAATACTATTCCACAACCCCTAGCCACCACTGTTCCGGAAGGAGTCTTGCCCCGAAAAGGTCTTTTTGCTTGTGTCGCAGAAGGATCTCCACCTCTGGACATGTTTTTAACAGTAGCAGCTTTTGTGTTTTTTACAACTTGTTGTCCTTTAGAGCCTGCTCGCTTCTTTTTTGTAGCCGTAGCTTTGCGCTGGGCTTTAGTAAGAGACCGAGCTTTACTCTCAGGTAAGCATCGGTCTGGGTTTTTCTTGTCTTTAGAAGTGCCGCAAGGTCCCTTAATAGACCCGTCAGAGCCTATTCTGACCCAGTTTTGGTCGCGCCATTTCTTTAGCTCGCCCATTTAACTTTTCTTTCTAGGGGAACGCAGCATTGTCTTTAGAGTTTTTGCTTGACCAGCATGAAGCTTTGAAGCTTTTTTCAAACCCGTTACAACCTTCTTAACTTTTCGTTTGTTACCTTTACTTAACATTATCCCTTTTTCCTTTTACTTTTCTTAGCGTAGTTTGGGTCTTTACAATACTTGGACGCGGCCATGTTTGCATACGCCGAAGGATATGTATCAAATGTTCTCTTTGCCCAAGCTTTTCCAGAAGGACAGATTTTACTGCCCTTAGACTTTTTTGAAGACTCTCCGCCGTTTTTAAAATAACTCAAGCCTCTAGGCATAGCGACTTTTTTGCGAGGAGAAGTAGTGATTTGTTTGTTCATTTGACCACGGCTTATTGTCATATTAACACTTCCATCTTTTACGAGCTTGGCGCAAACGACTGTTCGGATCTTTTGCAGCCTTTGGAAACTTTTTCATCTGGCCCAAAGAACGGGCGCAATAAGACTTGCGTCGCTTGGCATCTTTACTTCCGGCCTTAACCTTACCCGTAACAGCGGTCTTTAACTTTGATCCGGGGTTCTTTTTTCGGTGCGCCTCCACACCTTTCTTAGTCATTCCCGCCCCAGATTTAGTGGGACGGTAATTAGTCTTGTTGCGCTTGATTGGTTTATCGCCCACAGGCAACTCCTACGCGAAGAAGAAGTTCATCATGTCTACCGTTCCAATGGTAAACGTTACATAGAAACCATCTTTAAATAGAACGCCTTCGTCAGGAATATGATAATGCTGTGTTGTATTGTCTGTTCCAAGAGTACGCGCTTTAAAAAACGAAGTTCCAGATACACCGCTGTTAAGAAAATCTAACTCTCCAGCCGTGCCGCCAGAAACAATTGAATAACCCTTAAAACGAGTTCGACCCGCAAAGACAACATCAGCAGCGTTTCCGTTAATACCCGCAGTTACATTTCCGGCAGGATCACCAACGGCGGTTATGCTTATAATAGTTTTAAAAAAACCAGCGCTAGTTGCGGTTCCATCGTCGGCCCCTGTAAGGCTTTCAGTAAGAGAATCGCCGTTTACATCAGTCCCTACTATGGTAAACGAAATACCGTCATCGTCGCCTGCGGACAAGATTGTTACCTGTCTGCCTGAAGCGTTTGTAACGCTACCGCCAGAAGCCAATGCCCCGTTAATTGTTAATGCGGCGTTGTTACCAACAGCGGCTATCGTTGAAACACCGTTTGGGTCTGCCGCCTGTTCGTCTCGGATAAATCGGACTTGTACGTCAGAGTTTGCCATATTAATCTCCTATAATAAAGGGTGGGGCGTTAACCCCACCAAATTAATAATTACGCAATCTGAACGTACTCAATGATAAATGTGAACGATCCTGCTGTTGTCGCATTAACTGTATTAGTGATGTTGCAGAAGATAGTTCTTTCGGCGTCTGTATACTGAACAGAGGCTGGCGCTGTCGTGCCATCTTGCGTCTGAAGAACTAATGCAGTCACCGTTACGTTGTGTACAACAACGGTTGTACCAGCATCCAAGATTTCGTCTGCCTGAGTCGCAACAATTTGTGAGCCAGAAGACGATGTACCAACTTCGTAACCAATATCACCTTCCCCAATAACTGGAGCAACGTCACAAAAAATCTTAATGTTAGTGATGATTGTATCGGCTGGTTGTGTAAACTCACCAATCGTGGGGCTGTCGCCTGCGGTTGTGTTTACTGTAACTCCAGATGCAAAGCCAACGTGCTTTACGAATTTGTTTGTTACAATGCCTGTTGAAGCCGTGTTCGCTACAGTTGTAAAAGCACCAGTTGTTTCATTTTTAGAAACAACCTGAAAGCCGCCTTCTGAACGCACTGGTCCGCTAAACGTAGAATTACCCATGAGAATCTCCTGTCAGGGTTAAGTCAGTCGCCCAATGCAACTGTCAGGGATGAGATAACAATACAACAGGAGCAATAAAAAAGAAAGGGGCAACCGAAGCTGCCCCTTAATTTGTCAAGATGACCTGATTTACGCTGCGCCGGGAGTACCAAACACAGAACGCCAATCACTTACGCCAAAGGAATAACGCTCACGGGCCTTGAACCGCATGTTACCTGTATCAAAATCGCCTTCCATGGCGGTCTTAATTGGTGAACGGTTAAAGAACTTGAAGCCGTTTGGTGCGTCAGTCTTTATGAAGAAGGCGTCTGTGTCAGTCAGGAAGTGGTTAACCACTGCACCGTCTGGCAACATGCCCATGTTCTTCATTGCGTTGTTGTCGTTATCAGCAGTTCCGCTACGCAGATTTGAGTTAAGAACTCGCTCTGCAATAAACTGAAGCTCTTTTGGAATGATAAGTTTCGTTCCACGAACTGCAATTTTAAGACCACGTTCATCGGTGAATCCTGCAACATCAATCAACATCTGCTCCAAAGAGGTTTCGTTGAGATCTGCCGCAGTCGTCAGAAGGTTGGTCTGGTTGCCGGACAAAGACGGATGTGAAGCTGAACAAAGTGCTGCGCCGTCACCAAGAGCGTTACCGCCCGTAGCAGAGAACGCATTGTTCAGAATTGCAGCCGCTTTGATCTGCTTAGTTTGAGCCATCGAACGAGCCAGTGCTTTCGTATAGCGAGAAGCAAGACGATCATAAAGATTGTCCTCAATAGCTTCTTCAGTAATTGAAAACGCAAGTGCGATAGTTTCATGAGTGTAACGAGCAGTGTATGTTTCACGAGCATCATCAAACGAGATGGCAGTGCCTTCTCCTTTAAGTGGTGCTGCCGCGAAACCACCGAGCATAACTTCTTCCTCAAAAGCTCGGTCGGAGCTTTCTTCGTCAAAAATTTCGCCATGCTCGTTTTCGTAACGATCATACTCAAGCCCAAACAAAGCATTTAGGCCGGGTTCTAGCTCTGCCGCTAGTTGTGCGCGAGAAATAGCCATATTCTATAACCCCCTTATATGCCAGTTGTTGCGTAAGTGCCAACAGCGATAGTATTACCGTTGTTGAAGTGACCGTTTAGGCGAACAATATATTGATGCCCAAGCGCAGCGTAATCTTCGTTTGAAGGGTCTTGGTATAGACCTACAATCCGAACATCCAACGTGTTAGTTGTTGCTGCCGTACTAATGTCCAGCATGTCAGAAGACATTCCAGTACTAGTGCTGCCACCGCCTACCGCTGCCATGTTACAGTTAATGAACACATCAAGCTGGGCTGTCGCTCTGCTTGTGTTTGTTCCGTCTGCTGCAACCACAAATAATTGAAACGGATCGTCATATATAGACGCCAGTATCGGGAAATTTGTGTCAACGCTTACGTTGTTTGAACCGGGCCAGTAGTTTAGAAAGGTTCGCTTCTTAGTAGTAGAGTCTACATATTCGACTCCAGCCATTACACCAAGCGGAGCAACCGCTTGGTCGGTCAATATTATTGTTCCAGTGTTTACCGGAATAACAATACCGCCGTTAAAAATGGCAGTTGAGTAGTCACTTTTAATCTCATACTGGGTAATACCAGTTGAGTTAACGTTACCACCAACTTTACTAATAGGACGAAGACCATAGCCACCTGTTAGTGTATTAGCCATATCTTAGCTCCATTTAAAAAAAGACGGCCTATTTTCCATTGCCGCCAAAGGTTACGCGAGATTGACGATCAGGATTACTAATCGTCATGGTTGAGTGTGCGTTCTCCCGCATCATGTCAGAATCAACTGCTTCCATCTGGTCTTTATTTCGACTAGCGAAATAAGCCGTCCGTTCTGCAATAGTTTCAACAGGGATCCGAGCCAACATCAAACCGCCAACTCCAAACACACCTTCGTATTTACCTGATTCAACTACCGGGGATTCAAAGTCGGGGTATTCATCCTGACGGACAAGTTCCCAACCTTCGCGCATTTTAGCGCTGATGTTTTTACGATCATCAAAACCGCGCGTTTCGGCGCGAATCCAACGATGCTTAAAACCATCCGGTGCAGGCGGTGCATCTAACATAGACGGTGGAGCCCACGGCTTACGCGCAGCCGTCTTCTCCCTAGTTTGATTTGCGTGAGGAGTTCGATCAATTTTTGATTGTGTCATAGTTCTAATCCTTAACGTATTTTGCGTATTCACTTAGCGGCACACCCAATTTTTTCGCTATTGCGACTTGGCTAGGGGTGAGTCTAACCTTTTTCCCACTACTGCGCCCAGAGGTTTGTCTTGAAACTCCAGCAACCGTCTGAACGGGTCGTTTGCTAGTGTTGTTCGAGGTCGTATTAAACTTGTTGTTTATGCGACTATCTAGTTCACTATAGTATTCATCGCTCTTCGGGTCAAACCCTTCTTCTTCAACAAGCGTTTTATGGATGCCAAACGCCGCGTAAGTCATCGCATCGTCTTGACCAAACCAATCGTTTTGCTCCGCCCAAGCTTCTGCTTTGCGGTCTGGACGACGGATTTCTTGTTGTTGCTGTTGGACTTGTTGCTGCTGTTGTGGCGCAGCCTGCTGAGAGCGTTGAGCGTTTGCACGTTCTTGCTGCATCTTCGCCTGAGAAGCACGATCATTCTCAATCGAAAGAGATGTTAACTTGCGGTTTGCTTCAACCGCTGCTTGGCTATCGCCCATCTCCATGGCACGAGCATACTCTTGCTCCGCCTGACCCATCTGCGTGGTAACTCTGTTAGTATACTCGTTAACATAACTCGTATCTAAGTTAGCCATGCGGCTTTTAAGCTGCTGAGATTCGCCTTGAACCTGCTTTGCAAAGTTTAAAGCTTCGCTTTCACGACGCTCCGCTTCACGCATTTTCTTAGTAAGGCGGTCAATCCGCTTTTGTGTTGCACTTTCAGCACGGTCAAAGGAATCATCTTCCGGAACAGACTTCTCATCCGTAACTTCAATGTCAACCGTTGTGGCTTCTTCAGTGTCTAAATCAAGTTCGATTTGGTTTACTTCAGTCATCTTCTACTCCTAGAAATGTAAAACATCTTCGGGACTTTGGATTGTTGCCAAAATCTCATCGTCGTTTAAAATTCGGACCTCGCCGCCTTCAATTCTGAAGCGAGACCCTGCGTAACGGGCGAACATCACCCAATCACCCTTCGCGCACCAAGGACCGTTCGGAAACTTTTCCGAGTCCTGATACGCTAATTCCCCGACTTTTAGGACGTATCCTACCTGAGTGGAGACGGCGTTCTCTTCAACAACTTTGTTTGGGAGATATATACCACCTTCTGTTTGACCCTTGCCGCGGTACGGAAGAATCAACAGTCTCCAGCCAGTTGGGCCGGGCATTCTTTCTAAGAGGTTTTCCCCGATCTTTTCGGGATTCAGCACGTTTTCTTTTCCAAGGCCAGCAACGGCCTCTTGTGCTGCTTTCAAGTCTATAGTTTGCGCTTTAGTCATTGCTACGCTCCTGTTTATCTAGCAGGCCCCTGAGTTCCTGTTCCACATGATTTAGGGCTTCTAAGTTGCCCATAAGCTCACGATATTGCTCCATTGATTTTACATTGCCATACTGCATTAATTCGACAACGCCTGTTCTTCTGTCCCTTATAGTGCGGAATACAGCTTCCGCAATAAATATCTCATCCATTCTTATAAAATCCCAGTTTGTCTGATACGCAGACTACTGTTATTTATTGGAAAGGCAATAGAGACCTAAACCATTAGCTCAAAATGCGGTCCGTCTATGAATGGGCGACGGCCTTGCGTCCTACGCTCATCGACATAACTGTTCATGGCATCTTCCATAGTGCCACCGTGAAACTGCGCTATGTTTGAAATTGTCCATGCCGCGCCCCACCGAATAGGAACGTCCACTTCTCTTGCAGCTTCAGCCATCGCATCTGCAATATCGTCATACAGATTGAGTTCCCACGAAGCTCTTGAACCAATATACGCCATTAGGTCAACGGCATATCCTTGGAGATGTTTGGACTTCATTGTCTGGCTTGCGCCCTTCGCGACAAGAGCCTTTTGTTCATCAAGAGTTCTCATGCCACAGATCACACCAAAATCTATCTTTGATTTGTGAATGGCTAATTTAACAACCGCAACAAGCCGTGGGTCTAAACCCTCCAGCTTGGCCTCGCTTCGTGAGCTTAGTTTAAACGTCATTTCTTTTTTCCTTTTTTCTTGGAACGGTCGCTGACTACAGTTCCCGTAAGGCCTGTAACATTAACATTAGTGGACTTGTGATATAAAACGCCCGTCAGTTTATATCTGATCTTGTAGTATAAGTTTACAAACATCTTCATATCTTTACTCCTAAACATGCTACGGCAATCCCGTTATGAGTTACCATTATCTCAGCCTTTGCTAACACCTGTTCACAAACAGCCTTGGTGTCGTATACGCCCAATTGAAAATACTCTGCGGGTTTGCCTGATATTAACTGTATCCAAACCAGCACCCACATTACTTCGTTAGCCCTTTTTGTTTTTCAAATGTCCTCAAGCCGCCAATTCCAAGCATACCCAACAGCACGGTCATAAGGCTACCCATGTCAAACTCAGGTAGCGGTGGGATCTCTGCGCCAGAAAGCGTTACCGAAAATATAATAAGCGGGCAGAGTATAAAATGGTACAGTAGCGCAAAGCCACAGATCCACCCCACGAAGGGTCGCCATCCCCCCTTGAACAAGCTTCCAGACGCCGCTTCAGCCTTGTTGATTTCTAACTGAGCAAGCAAAGCCTGTTGCGCGTGGTTATCAGACATAGTGGCAATTTCATGTGCCAGCTTTGCCTTCATGTCAGAATCAGGAATTACTTTATCTAAGAGACCCGTGACGGGCCCTATGAGGCTAGATATTAAACTCATCCCATTGGCCTTATGTCTACGTTGCCTGAGATTGATATTCTCTCGCCGTCACTCTCGTAAAACGGAAAGACTTGGTGGAGCATCTGCGAGGGGAACAGAACCATGTAGCCTTCAGCTTGTTTCTCCATATTGTACGCAAAGGTCGATACCTTGCCCATCGTATTAGTGTAGCTGAATGCAAAGTTGCTGATGTGGTTATCTGCATTTGACTCAGCGCATACAGGAAGTTTCTTTTGCTCTTCGTAGGACGTAGGTATCTGCATCCATATTACAAAGCTAAACACGCCACTGTGATCGTGCGGGGGATTAAACTCATGTTTCTTCTGGAAGTTTACCCACAGGCTTTCTAAGTTAAAACCCTCGCCT